GCACTGCCTTGGATGATACTCATTAGCTACCCTCAGTCAGCGCAGGAGTTGTACTCAGGTACACGTTAGTCCCGTCAGGGCAGTAGTACGACATCAGGTACGTCCCTGCTACGTTGATCGCAGTCAGGTCAGCCGCACTCAAGTATACATCAGCGTCCACTGTGATGGTCTGTGGTGTGGTGTTAGTCAACAAGATCATGCCTGACTGACCAGTGGTTTCGTTTGTGAAGGTCAGGTCAATCGCACCAGTTGGTGTGCAAGTGAAGTTGTTGCCTGCTGAAAGGTCAAAGCTACCATCATTCTCTGCTGTCACAGTGCCGTGAGCGTTCTTCTCGACAAAGACAGACGCGCCGCCAATCTCCAAGCGGTCATCGGTTGTCTCGTCGTACATGATGTGGGCATCGTCGTCTGTGCCAAAGTACAGTTTCTTGTCGTCTGGCATCTGCACCTCACCACTTGAATCAGCAGTGACGACCTTTGATGCCTCGACAGTACCTTCTGTCGTAATGTCTGTGCGGTTTAGGTCTGTTGCGTCGGCTGTAACGGTATCGAGAATGTTTAACTCTGCCGCTGTTGAAGTGATCGCTGTGCCGCCGATGGAAAGAGTTGTGAAGTCCCCACCAGTCGCAGACAAATCGTTAAACACATCCGTGACTGTTGCACTCGCTCCAGCCCCATCAAATTTAAGTAAAACATCTTTTCCGTTTGGAACTTCAAAATCGTTTGAAGCGTTGTATGTGCCTTGGAAAATTAAAATTGACCTACTTCCAGATAAGCTGTTTCGGATGTGAACAATTTTTTCTGCGTTGTTTGGTGTCAACTGTACAAAGGCCGTGCCGCCCAGATCCCCACCGTCGTTGAATTCAATAAATTTATTTCGACCGTCTGAAGAAGCCCCGTCTGAAATGGCAAGAGTATTCGGAGAGCTTGAGTCCCCTGTGGCCGCAAGAGTAACGGTGACAATTCCATTAACCGCCTCATCAATCAAATCAAGGTTTGTATTAGTTGTCGTTCCCCAAGTTCCCGACTGCTCGCCAGTAGCAATCTTTTCAATACCAAGGTTCGTTGTATAGGTACTAGGCATCGTTCAATCCTCTATGCCGCAATTTCTGACCAAGAAGTTCCGGGACTAGGTGCCGTCTCTCCCCAAGAAGTTCCGGGATCAGGTGTTATTCTACCCCAGATGAATACATTTCCAACAGAAGGCGTCATTTCAAACCCGGAAACGTCAATAGAAACATCACATTTAGCGGTTACTGTTCCAACAGAAGCGGTGGCTTCAACGCCATTATTGGTTGTAAATACATTTCCAACAGACGCAGTTGCTCCAACCCCTGTAAGAGAGAAAGAAACATCGGATTTTGCAGTTACTGTTCCAGAACGGCCTATTGCCTCAAGGCCATTTTGAATGGTAGTAACTTGTCCGGGGGAGACTGTAGCAGACAGACCAGTAAGACTTACAGACGAATCGCCTATAAAGCTAACGGTGCCGATAGCTCCGGTGGCAGATAAGCCGGTAGCTTCAACAGGGACACCTTCATTCCATGCGCCCTGACTCCACGTTCCGCGACCCCAACCTGTAAGATTGTCCGCCACCTACGTCATCCTATGCAATCCGAATGATTGCGTTTGAAGCGTCCGCTGTTGGGAAAAGAATACTGAAAGTTCCGGCGGTTGACGTTTTGTCTGCACCAAAATCAAGAACAATCACAGAAGCATCACCTGCATCGTCGTCGTTATAAATCAACGCGCCGCGCGCAGTGATTGTTGCGGACGTAAAAGACAAGTCAGCAAAATCTGTAAATGCGGTTGTTCCAGATGTTGTTGGTGTGACATTTGTTAATGTGCCGCCACCTGCTGAGTATGATCCCGAAGCACTTACTTCGTTAGATGTAGTGTAGGCAGTTGTCGCCGCAGTAAACGATGCATTGTTATCGTACAGTGCAAGTTTAAACGTATCGCCGGTACTTGCTGTAAAATTATGCGTACCAGTCAATAACTCCTGCTTAAAGCTGGTGCACATGAAATTGCCGGTAAAGGCCATATCATATTCTCCTCAGTTGATCAGCCAGCTCCTGTTGTCCGGCTTTGCGAAGTTCTGCGCTCATTGTAGCACGATTTTGTTCAATCCCCATTTTGATGTAATGAGTTACAACTGCAAGCATATGATCTCGATAAGCCCGAGCTTGTGCTTGTATAACGGGGTGCGAATCGTCACCAATTGAAATCAATCGGTTAACACAAAATTCGGCCACCTCTTCAGGGGTATGACCTCTGTTTTCGGTAGTATGTACCACAAAAGGTTCTTTTGGAACATCCAGTTTTATATCAAACATGGCTCGACCTCATTATTGTTTTGGACGTACAACTCGTCCCGCACGATACTCTTGCGTTGTTTCTTCCGCTTCTCCAAGAGCTTTTAGACTCGCGACCGCCTCTGTAAATCTTTGATTGTATATCTGCACCAAATCCTGTTCACCTTTCATGAACGTGTACGCTTCTATTAAAGAGCCATATAACATGGCCATCGTTGCATTTTCGGATAACCAAGTTGTTCCAGAGTCCGCAAGCGAAGTCAAACTATCGGGTCTATAAAAGTAATGCAGTTCTGCGACATACGCACTGTCTGGAGTAGGACCGATAATAAAATTGTTAACATCAAAAACTGCGTAATACCGAGGTGTTCCGGTGGTTGTTGAATCAGGGTTATATTCTTCAATAAAATTTACATCTTTGAACATCAAGAATTCTTTGCTTCCCGAGTTAGTAAACGACAAAGAAAAAGGTGCAAGAAAATCTAGCGGAGTTCTAAGAAATTGATTTGAGGCGGTAAACGTCGCGGTAACGTTTTTACGAAAAAGATTAAGCTGTACATTCTTTAAAATGCGCTCTTCTGCGGCACGAATAAAAATTGGTAAGTTATTTACAAAAGTCGTTTCGTCATTTTCGCTATAATCTTGAATAGCTTGTTTTAATTGGGCGTATGTAAAACTCATAACGTATTCACCTTATAACCCATTCCACTGTGAACGGTGCAGTATGTGTACAAAGTTGGTGCCCCAGTAGCTACCGTTATCTGAGTATATGCTCCAGCGGTTCCCGGAGTTCCGACGACGACAACCCCGGTTGTATATTCTACGCCACCGCCATGAGTTCCGTCGGCGGTTGTTGAAAACCGTAATGGATGACCGGAATTGGTAGCGTCTGACTGATCGTACCGGTAGGTGCTACCTTCATTAACATCTCTTCCAAGGGCTCCGGGTTGTGCACCGTCTTGATAGAATTTATTTCCAGAAGGCGATCCCGGATAAACAGTGATTGCATAAGTAGCCGCAACTTGAACGGCGTTAACAGTAACCGATCCCACAGAAGTTGTTGCCTCAAGTCCGAGAGGTGTTGCTGAGATATCTCCTTGAACTGACAAAGCCCCGGTAGTTCCTGTAGAGCTTATTCCTGTTACATCAACCTCAACATCTGCCTGATTTGTTTCAACTGTTACGTCGTTGACTTTACCTATGGCACGAGGACCGGAAACCGGCAAACCTACCGTATCTGTAAAAATAAAAACGTTTAAAGCTTCAGCTTGATCTGGTCGAGCATCTTTTAAAGCTTGCGAATCCACAACTCTTCGGAAGGGACCTAATTGTGGATGTTTTGGTTCATACTCGTCTTTGCCTACAAGCAAACCATTCCATTCGCGCCGCATGTCTTTGTACTTATAGCGTACTCCAGACCTGTCTGAAATCGCGTAAGCATTTTTGCCTTGAGCAAACTTAGACATCAAGTAGTCCTAAAGTATTCGTACTGCGGAACCACATTAAACGATGCTCTGTCCCGATCTTCCGTCATTGCGCGCTCAAACTCTTCCTCGTACATTGCTTTCAATAGCTGTACCCTGTTAGGTGCTCGTTTTAACGAGATGTAATACGCCAACCCTGCGGCCAAGCACGGATAAAACCGAAACGGCACTTCTAAGGTGTTTGTCTGCGTATCTGCGTCATTAATACGAGTCAAAGCGTCGTAAACAATTGTATCCGTTGCATTTTCTGGAGCAGGCCAAATTTTTAAGTTTGGCGTAATCTGCCGATCTAAGAAAAACTGCGTCGGTCTACCCTGCGTCGTCTTGTTTGGGATGTTTAAAAACTCATCTCGACTAACGCGGTCTAACGCATAATCTGTATTGCTACGACGAACAACGACAGACAGGATGTCAATCACGTCAGTGCCAAGACTAATGTCTGAATCGCCTACCGTTGTTGTGAACGTGCGCTGTTCAATGGTCCACTGATTCAAGCCGCGGTTAGCCCACTCCGCCAACATTAAGTTAAGCGAACGCCGTGCAGTCTTTAGATCGTATCCAGTACGAACCTCAAGACCACAACGCTCAAACGCCTCTTCGACGTATTCGGCTACGTCAAGCTCGAAATCTGTGCTTCCTGAAACTGCCATTAGCCTTTAACTAACTTGTAGCCCTTTTCTTTAGCCATCTTACGAAGATCAGCAACAGACATGCCTGCGGCACCCCCAGACTTCATCTTCTTCTCAACCATGCCGCCGCCGCGCATTTTCTTCACCGGTCCGCCGCGCATCATTTTTTTAGGTTTCATAGCCATGTTCTGTCTCCGTTAGTCGTTGATATAAATCACGTCTTTGCATGAATAGATGCTCTGCATCGTATTCGTCCAGATACTTATCATAATACCCCTTTGCCTTCAACTTGTCCGCCATGACGTGCACTTGCGTCAATCGCTGAACAAATATCATGGCGTACTCTACATCGACCAGCGGAGCAAAAGTCTGGTCGTCAATCAGGTCGTTGGGTTCGTCATGCGGGTGAAATCCCATTAACCAGATATCTTTATCGATAAACAAACCATCAGAAATGGCTTCGTTCATCTGATACAAATAGTCTTGAAACTCCTCGGGATCCTCTTCAAAAGCCAAATCTACAATAATGTGCAGATCAAACTCGTCCTGAAACTGTGAAATAGCCGTATACAAATCCTGCATGTGGCCATCGTATTTGAAAGAAATTGTTACCTTATTATCTGCCCATGCCCTTTTGGCATAAGGGCATGGAGGTAATCCAGCAAAATATTCCGAAGGTTGCTCTAGAGCATGAGCAGACCATTCCTTAATTTCTTGTATGATCTGCTCTTCTAATTCCATCAGGCATACCGCGTTTTCTTACGACGCCCGCTCATTACGGCACCACACCCCTTGTGGTTTCTGCGAACAAGCCCGCCAGTAGCCATTTTAACTTCAGCTTTCTTCGTATTTTTTACGACCTGTTTTCCCTTCGCACCTTCTCGTTTTTTCTTTTTAGCAGTAGAAGCCCGCTCGCTTTGCGACAAGCTTTGCGCTTTGCTTCTAGGTAAACACCGGTCTGGGTTTTTTTTATTTTTTGAAGTGCCGCACTTACCTTTGATCTTGCCATCCGTACCAATACGAACCCAATCTTGGTCGCGCCACTCCTTGAGCTGTCCCATTACTTCTTGCCCTTTGATTTCTTGGCGTAATTAGGGTCTTTGCAATACTTACTGGCGGCCATGTTTGCATACGCTGAAGGGTATGTGTCAAAAGTACGCTTTGCCCAAGCCTTGCCCTTGGCACAGATTTTACCGCCAGACTTAACTTCTCCTCCTTTGGCCATTCTGCGAACAGCCGTAGTGCGTTTAGTTGGACAGGCTCCATTACCTAAATTAACTCGGCTTTTCATAGCAGTTTCTCCGCTAAAAACGTCGCCACGATCAGTGCGGCAATGCCCCACATACGCATGTCTAGTTTTTCCAAAAACGTTTTCTGGTCATCTAGCCGTTCTTCAATGCGTTCGTACCGAAGACTGCACTCAGACTCATGCTTTTCTAGCAACAATAAAACATCCTTTGCCTGTAGTTCTTTGTCTTCAAGCTCCAAAGTAACTACAGTGTGATCTGTTTTCTTTACCATTTTTTACAAGACCAATAACGTGCTGAAAATTTATCCTTTGCGGTATCGCACTTATGGCGAGCCCTAAAACTTTTTCTACGATCTGGCTGATCTTTCTTGATCGTCATGTTTGGATCGCCGAACCGAACAATCTTAACTTCAGACCCTTTTTTAGCCAGCACCGCAAATTTCTTGTTGCCCCCGCTAGTCCTCTTAGGCTTGTTATAGCCAGAAAACGTTTCGCCTCGGTAGCTTAAACGGCCAGAAGGGCTACGCTTCACATCTTTAGTGGTGGCCATTAAAGTTCGCCTCCATTCTTAATGTATACAATGTCTAAAGACGCTGAAACAGCGATATCGGCTCCAGAAGAATCGCCTACACACCGAATTTCGATGTCAGTCTTCTCTTCAAATTTAAGGGGAATGTCGTACTTTTGATGTAAAACGTTATTGTCTAAAACGTGTTTGTCTTTAGTCTGAAATACTTCACCCTCTGGACGATCAACCAATCGAATAGTTGCATACTTGTTGTTTTGCGCGGTAGCGACGGTCAAATCTTTCTGTAACAAATACGCCGTATGCCCCGCCGGAACAGTCCAAAGCGCCATCAATGTTTGATTGTCGCCTATCGCGATAGTGGCGTATTTATTAGCGGGAACCCCCGCAGTTACGGTCCCTGTTCCAGCATATATGACGCCTGCGTTCTTTTCGCCGGTACCCGCAGAACGAACAATCATCCGGTTGATGCGTAAAAAAGAATTTGTAGTGTTAACCGCCGTTTGACCGTCTAAAGTCACTATTTCATTAATTTCATTGTAGTCGGCATCCAAACCGTACAACTGAACTGTTCTAGCCCCAGTGCCCGCAGAATCGTCAGCGGTAGAACTACTGGATACTTTTAAAACTGAAGAAGAGCTTAAATAACTGTACAATCCGCCTTGTGCCCATACAGTTTCTTCAGAGTCATCCACGTCGGGATTAAATCCAAACTTAAACTGTGGCGTGTGATACGCCACTTGACCACGGGCAACTTGAAGCTCAAATGGCTCAGTAGTACCTACGCGAGATATAGAACTTACTTCGCGAGCCATTTGTCCTCCTGCTTAGTTATAGAACACAGTAGCCGCAGTGATATTTGTGAAAGCAGAAACATAAATGTCGCTAACACGAATACCATTAGACGGAATGTTTACAGAGTGCGTATCAGAAGCGTTAAAGTCCAAATCCAACACGGTAGACCCGCCATTACCATCAGTGACGGTAAGGCGTGGAGTACCGGTGGTTGTCTTCAACTGTATCTGACGAAGCCGCGCAGGACCTACACCGAGAGACCCGGTTGCTGTTATGCGCTTTGATTTTACATCAGAGTCAGCCATTAATTAGTCCTCTTTCTTTTTAGCCTTTGGCTTGTCAGAAGCCGCCTTTTTAGGGGCGGTCTTCTTGG